CGTTCCAGCTTATGATGGTACAGAAATATATGCAAGAAGCAAAGAAAAATACAAAGAAGAAAAAGAAAAATATAAAGAATTTAAAAATGAAAAAGAAAAATTAAAACTATTATTAAGTTTATAATCTCGATAAAGGAAGTGGTGGTAGAACTACTTCTTTTTTGGTTGGTAGAAATCAAATAGAGACTTTATAAAAGCGGTGGTAGAACTGCTAAAAATAAAAAAATAGGAGGAAATAAAAATGACATTAAAAGAATTAGATCAAAAGAAAGAAGAATTAAGAAAAAAATTAGAAAATGCTAAACCAGAAGAATTAGAAGAAATAAGAAAAGAAGTTGAAGCATTAAAAGATGTTAAAGTCGAGGAAGAAAAAACAGAAGAAATAGATGAAAGAAGTCTATTGAAAGGAGCAATTGAAGGTTTAGAAAAAAGAAATATAAATCTTTCAAATGCAAAAGAAATTGAAAAACCAAAAATGGAGGAAAGAAAAATGGAAGAAGAAAAAAATATACTAGAGACAGCAGAATACAGATCTGCATTTTTAAAAAAATTACAAGGAAAAAAACTAAATGAAAAAGAAGAAAGAGCTATGACTACAGCAGTGTCAAGTGTTGGGGCAGGAATACCAACTTCTACATTAAATAGAATTGAAGAAATGCTAAGACAAGCATCAGCATTATACAATCAAATTGATGTTTTAAATATACCAGGCTATGTATCAATTCCGGTTGAAGACACTGTGAATAATGCTGCATGGATTGCAGAAGGTGCAAATTCGACTGATGCAGAGGATAAATTAGCTTCAGTTAATTTTGCAGCTTATAAATTAATTAGAACAATATCAATAACTGCAGAAGTGTCAAAAATGACAATATCAGCGTTTGAAAATTGGATTGTTAAAAAAATAACAGAAAGAATGGCCATGGCTATTGAAAATGCAATTTTAAATGGAACAGGAAATGGACAACCAAAGGGAATTTTAAAAGAAACTATTAAAACATTACAAAGTGCTGAGAAAGGGAAAATTACATACGAAGATTTATGCAATATGATGGCTAATTTAAAAGCAGGATATAAAAAAGGTTCAGCATTTGTAGTAAATACTCAAACTTTATGGAAAGATATAGCAACAATAAGAGTTGGTGATAGTCTTGTATTTGTTCCTGATCCAACTGGAGAATTTGCTGGAAGAATATTTGGAAAGCCAGTCATCGAAGACGAGTTTATTGAAGAAGGAAAAATACTATACGGATTATTTAATAAATATACAATGAACTGGAATGAAAATGTTAATGTGACATCTGACGATTCTGCAGAATTTAGAAGTGGAAACAGAGTCTATAGAGGAATGGCCTTAGTTGATGGTAAAACTGTTAACAAGGAAGCATTTGTTTTAATGAACAAACAAGCAGGAGAAGTTTAAAATGATTTTGGGAGGGCTATATGGGAGATTTTTTGAAAAAAACAAAACAATGCCTGAGCATTGTGGAAACAGCGACTTTAAAAGATGAAGAAATAAAAATGCTTATAAAAGCAGGAATAGAGGATTTAAAAAGAATAGGAATTAATGCAACAGAAAATACAGATAATGCTTTAATTCAATCTACTATTATAATGTTTGTTAAAGCAAATTTTGGAAATACAGATATAAAAGAAAAAGAACAAGCTCAAAAGACATATAGTCTTCTATGCAATAATTTAAGTTTAAGCACAGATTATAAGGAGAGTGGTAGCAATGCGTGATGTGAGTTGTAAATTGCTATCTACTCAAGTTTCAAAAAATAGCATAGGAGTTTCAAAACCAAAACAGGTAATAGAAACTGAAGTTCCGTTGATAAAAGTAGAAGATGTTTATGCTAATGAGTTTTATAAAGCAAACGAGCAAGGATATAAACCGACTCTAAGACTGAAAATTTCTCCTTTGAGTTACGAGAATCAATCAGAATTAATTTATATGAATCAGACATATACAATTATTCGTGCTCAAGAAAGTACAGCAGATGAGCTTATATTGATTTGTGAAAGGAAAGTAAAAAATGTCAAAAGGAATTAAAGTCGATGATTTATCAAAAGAAATAGAAAAAGCTTTAGTAGCATACTCTGATGATATTTCAGAATTAGTCAAAGAAGTAGCTGATGATGTAGGAAAAGAAGCTGTGCAAGAACTAAAAAATACTTCTCCAAAAAAGAAGCGAAAAGGTGGCAGATATGCGAAAGGCTGGAAACTAAAAAAAGAAAAACTAGATAAGAATAAATATTCTGTTAAAATACATAACAAAACAGATTATCAACTGACACACTTACTAGAATTTGGACATGCTACTAGAAATGGTGGAAGAACTAAAGCTATTCCACATATAAGGCCTGTAGAAGAAAAATATTCTAAAGAATATGAAGAAAAATTAAAACAAAAAATAGGGGGGATACGATGACTTTAGAAGAATTAAGAATGAGATGTGAAGAACAAGGATTTCAATATGCATATGGAAAATTCGATGAAGAAGTAGAACCTCCGCATTTAGTTGCTATAACCACAGAGCCTAATAATTTTTTAGCTGACAATAAAGTTTACATGAAAAAAGAAAAAATTCAACTAGATTATACATATATAAGCAAAGACATAGAGATGCAAAATAAAATAGAAAATGAAATTCTAAGCGATGTCGTTTGGAATAAAACAGAAGAAACTTATTTGTCAGATGAAGAAATTTGGCAAGTGAGTTATTTTTTTGAAATTTAAAAAGAAAGAAGGAAATAAACATGGAAAACAAAGTTTTATATGGTATTAAAAATGTACATATTGCAAAACTAATAGAAAAAGATGGTCAAATTACTTATGGAGAACCATTTGCATTACCAGGAGCTAGAGGATTTTCACCAGATCCACAAGGGGAAGAGTCTAAATGGTATGCGGATAATATAATTTATTTTAGAAAAAATTCAAATCAAGGATATCAAGGTGATTTAGTTGTTGCAATGGTAAATGAACAATTCGAAACTGAGATATTTGGAAGAACAAAAGATAAAAATGGAGCAATAATAGAAAATGCAGAGGATAAAGAATCAAGATTTGCATTAATGTTTGAAGCTGATGGAGATGACAGACAAAGAAGATATGTTTATTGGGATTGTTCTGCTTCAAGACCATCAAGAGAACATAACACAAAAGAAGAAAGTCTTGAACCAGGAACAGATAGTTTACCAATTACAATAGCACCACGTTCAACAGATAGCGCTATAGGAACTTATTTAGAACCAACAGAAGAAAATAAGGCTATTTACAATAAATTCTTTGATAAAGTATACGAAAAAGATGCAACAGCGGAAATATAGGAGGAAAATTATGAAAACAATTGAAATTTGCGGTAAAAGATATCAAATTGATTGCAATGCGTTAACTTATAAAAACTATCGTAGCAAATTTAACACAGATATTTTTAGTGATATAAGAATTTTACAAGCGTTTTTAACTAAACAAGTTTTATTAGCTGAGAGTTTAAAAAAAGAAAATCCTGATATAGATGATTCTAACATAATTGCAAGTTTATCAACTTTAATGTTGGATGATATGGGATTATTCATTGAAGCGGCAACAAGAATGGCTTATATAATGATATTAACAGCAAACAGAAAAGCACCGGAGTATGAAGAATGGCTAGAAGGAATACCAGCAATAAAAACAAATGATGAATGGATTGCAGAGGTAACGGAATTTGCCGTGAATTGCTTTTGTTGATAATGAACTATATGAAAAAATTCAAAATATTAATACCAACAATGAAGAACTTGTAGAAGAATATCCAGAGCAAGAATTTATAGCTTCTTGCTTACGAGTGGGATTAACGATAGATGACTTGAAAGAAATTACATATATAGAAGCAATGAAAATCTTATATTCAACTATAGAAAAGAAGAAAAATAAAAAAGTAAGGAAAGCTACCCAAGCTGATTGGGATAGATTAATGTAAGAGGCTATTTAGCCTCTTATTTTAGTATAAGAGGTGAAAAAATGGCGAATATAAAAGGAATTATGGTAGAAATTGGTGGAGATACATCAAACTTACAAAATGCATTAAAGAAAGTTAATTCTAGCACAGCTAGTTTAAGCAAGGAATTAAAAGGAATTAACTCTTTACTTAAGCTAGACCCAAAAAATACAGAGCTATTATCACAAAAGCAAACAGTTCTAAAACAAAATATAGAACAAACTTCTAAGAAATTAGAAGAATTAAAAAATGCACAAGAAATGGCTGATAGCACAATAGCAAGTGGTGGGAAAATTTCTCAAGAAAATTATAGAAATTTACAAAGAGAAATATTTGTTACTGAAAACAAGTTAAATAGCTTAAAAGCGGAAGCTTCTAATTGGTCAAAAGCAGGAAAGAATATAGAAGAATTTGGCAACAAGATAACAAATATATCAAATAAGATTGATAATATGGGTAATACTCTAACAACAAAGTTAACATTACCTATTGTTGGGATAACTACAACAGCAATTGCTTCAATGGATGATGTGGATGAAGGATTAGATACTATTGCAACAAAAACTGGAGCTACGGGTTCAATAGCAAAAGAATTGCAACAGATATATAAAGAAGTTGCAAGTGAAGTACCAGGCGATTTTGCTGATATTGGTGCAGCCATAGGAGAAATTAATACTAGGTTAGACTTGACAGGAGGTAAACTAAAGACAGCGTCTATAGATTTCTTAAAATTTGCGAAAGTAAACGGAACAGATGTAAATACTTCTGTGCAGTTGGTTACTAGAGCAATGGGAGATGCAGGAATAGAAGCTGATAAGTACTCAGAATTATTAGATATGCTTACTGTAGCAGGACAAAAAAGTGGGATTTCTATAGAATCACTAACGACAAATCTTGCTAAATATGGTGCACCAATGAGAGCTTTAGGCATAGATACAAAAAATGCAATTGCAATGTTTGCTCGGATGGGAAAAAGCAGGAGTAAATACAGAGATTGCATTTTCTGGAATGAAAAAAGCTATATCGAACTGGGGAGCAGCAGGAAAAGATTCTACAAAAGAATTTAGTAAAACTTTAAAAGAAATAGAAAAATGTCCAACGATTGCAAAAGCGACTACAAAAGCGATTTCAGTATTTGGTGCAAAAGCGGGACCAGACTTAGCAGATGCAATAAAAGGAGGAAGATTTGAATTTCAAAAATATATAGAAGCATTAGATAGTGGAAAAGGAACAATAGAAAGTACATATGAACAAATAATCGATGAAGTAGATGATACCCAACTTGCAATGCAAAATGCAAAAGTTGCAATGCATGATGCAGGAGAAATTGCGGCCAAAACGATTGGTCCAATTTTGTTGGATTTGTCAAAAAAATTTAAGGGGCTAATGGAAAATTTTGATAAATTGAGTGACAAAGAGAAAAAACAGATTTTAAATATGATGGCAATAACAGCATCAATAGGACCAGCAGTTAAAATTTTAAGTGCACTTGGAAAATCAGTAGGTACAGGAACTAAAGCAATAGGAACATTCACACAAGCTGTTGGTCTTATAGGAAAAACAAGTACAGATGCTTTTAAAAAAGCTTCAGAAGGAACACAATCTTTAGCGAGTGGATTAACTTTTTTAACATCTCCTGCAGGACTAGCAACAGCAGCAATAATGGCAGTAGCAACAGGAGCAGCTTATTTAGCATATAAACAAACAGAAGCGGTAAGGGAAGCTAATAAATTAGCTGAAGAAATAACAGCTCAAAAACAAAAATATGAGGAATATAATCAAAGCATAGATCAAACAACAAAAGTAAATTTAGCTCAGATAGATTCAGTCAGCAAGTTGAAAGAAGAATTAACAACATTAGTAGATGAAAACGGAAAAGTAAAAGAAGGATATGAAAGTAGGGTAGATTTTATATTAAATCAACTAAGTAGTACGTTAGGGATAGAGTGTAAACTAAATGGAAATGTGGTTCAAAGCTATAAAGATTTACAAGGCGAAATAGATAATACTATAGAAAAGAAGAAAGCAGAAATAAAATTAGAAGCATACAAGCAAAAATATGAAAATGCGGTAAATACAGAAGTAGAAGCTGTTTCAAAACAAAAAGAGATAGTCGACAAACTGGGAATGTCTTATAATGAAGTTAGACAAAAGTACGGAGAGTGGATCGACAAATACAATAGTAGTAGCCTTACAGGGAAAGATATAGATAATTTAACTCAGTCAGAATATAATCATAGGGCAGAATTGGCAAAACTTTCAAAAGCATACGAAGAGCAAGAAGATGTAGTGAAAAAATGTACTGAAGACAAAAAGAATTATGAAGATAATTATGTCTTATTTGTTGAGAAAAAGTACAATGAAATAGGAAAAACGATAACAGATACAACTAAAAATTGGTCAAACTCTTCAGTACAAGAAATTCAAAATTCGATAATTGAGCAACAGAAAGAGTTAGACAAATATAAGGAAATGTATGAAAGGACAGGCAGTGAAGTTGAAAAACAACAAATGGAGCAAGCAAAACAAAATTTACAAAATCTTGCTTATGAATTAGCAGAGAGAACAAAAACAGTTGGAGATTTGGGAGTTGACGAGGTTTTGGCTTGGAGAAATTTAGCAAATAATTCGTATGAAGAGTATAAAAATGCTATATCTAAAGTAGGCCCTGAAGTGCAACAAAAAATACAAGAGGTAACAGGGGTAATAGTTTCAGATACAGGATTATCTAATGCAACTTCTTCTAAAGCAATAGAAATGACATCTATGTTCGATAAAAAGCTAGAATTAGGTGGAAGAACAAAGCAAGAGATAAACAATAGTGCAGATTCTTTAAAAAATGATACTACTGTACAAGCAGAAGCTGGAAACCTGGCTGATAGGGCTCAAAAAAAAATAAAAGAGAATGACAGCGAAACATGGGGAAAAGACATGGTAGAAGGCTTAGGAAATGGGATTAAGCAAAAGAGTGAAGGAAGTTGGTTTACAGGAATATTGTCAGGATTAGCTGGTACAATAGCATCGTTTATTCACTTTTCTAGACCAGATAGAGGACCTTTACGTGAATATGAAAAATGGATGCCAGATATGATTCAAGGATTAGCGAAAACTTTAGACAGTTCATCTCCTAAGTTATTAAATTCTGCAAGCAATTTATCAAAAAAATTAGAAGCAGAATTAAATAATATGAATATGCCAAAAATTCAAGATTTTGGAAAATTGCAAGGAAACTTAAGTAGAGAAATTGCAAATAATACAAGCACTGTGAATAACAATAATAAAATAATATTTCAAATATATCCACAACAACTAACAGAGAAAGAATTAGACAAAGCGGTAGATTATTTAAATAAAAAATTAGGGCAGTATATGTAATATATAATTATTATTATTTTCGACATTTTTCGACAATGAAATACTAAAAAGTATGATAAACTCTTTCTACAATTCAAGAAAGGGGATAATAAATGGAGAAGAATGAAGAAAAAAAGGAAATTTTAGAACAAACTATGGAAGACGAAAAAAAAGAAAAGCAAAAGAAAGAAAAAATTTTTTACAAAAAATGGTGGTTTTGGATAATATTATTAATTATGATTTTGATAATAGGATTTACTGTGATTATACTAGTTGGTTTTAATATGATTAATCCTGACAAAAACTTAACTGAATTAGCGAAAAAATTAAAAGATTACGATGAAAGAATAACGGTATTTCAATCTGCAAATAAAAGAACAATAGCTATTAATTGTAATTTTGACAATGAAGGAGAAGCAACAGAGAAATCAACAGAAATAGGAAAAATAATAAATAACTATATGGATTACTTGGGCGTATATAAGAATATTAGTATAGATGTATACACTGAAAATGGAATGAAAACGAGTTTTACTATAGACATAGCAACGAGGAAGATAGAAAAAGACAAGCAAGAGACTTGGACACTAGAAAATTCAGCCGCCTATAATGCAGAGCAAAATAAATTGAAAGAAATACAGACGAAGCAAAATGAAATAAAATCAGAGATATCTTTATTAGAAAATAAAAAGCAAACTTTAAATACGGAGATACAAGAGTTGAATAGTGAGGTTGTAAAAATCAAAGGTCAGCCTAAAACATATCCAGCTGGACAACTAACAGCCGGAACAGATATACCTGTTGGAAAGTATAAAATATATGATGGAAATAGCAATTTTGTAGTATATTCAAAGTCAGGAGAATTAAAAGTAAATATTATCTTAGGAGCGGAAAACTACGGGGTTAATGAATACGTATATACGTTTAAAGAAGGGGATATGGTAAAGGCAAATTCTTCATTTAAACTAGTAACAATTGAATAAAAAACAAAATGCAATAAACTGTCGATTTTGGTATTTTTGCCAATAAATTACTAGAAAAGTATGATAAACTCCTTGCGAGGAAGATAGAGCTGTGATACCAATTCAGTACTTCAGGTCAAAATAGAGATACGATAGTAATAAACAAAAGTAGATTATATAGTTTAATAATGTCAAGTAAACTATCAATAGGATTATAGAAATTTAAAGCATCAGTACAGCTGGTGCTTTTTACAATGGGAAGTGAAAAAAGTGGTGAGAGAATTTAAATTAATAAATGAAAAAGGGCAAAGCTATTCGCTAATGGATGCAGAGAATGCTTGTTTATTGACAGAACCGAGCGGACTAGGATATTCGTATGATACCAATTATGAACAAGTAGGAAATACATTCATAGAAAATCTAAAAAAAATTGAGCAGGGAAAAATAACAGGAACAGCTAACTTTGAAAAATATGATAATTATAAAAAGCTTGTTAATTTTATAGATGATGCAGAAAGTTTAAGATTTTCATACAAGATACCATTCACAAACAAAGAAAAAGAATATTTTAAGAATGTTAATTTCAAAGAAATAACAAAAACACAAAAGGCAGAAAATGGAATAATAAGTGAAACAATAACTTTTGAATGTTTGGGATTATGGTATGAAGAAAATACTATAGAATATAAAATAAATCCTTCTGAAGATGAAATTAGATGGGATTTTATTTGGGATGCAATGTTTAATGATAATAATAGTCAAAATGTAATTTATCAAAACACAGGGCATGTTCCAGCACCGATTGTTTTAGAAATGAGTGGACCTGTTTCAAATCCGCATGTAGAAGTATATATTGAAGATATGTTATATCAAGAACTAAAAATAAATACGACTATAGCGGAATATGAAAAGCTTATTTATAACAGCAAAGAAAATGAATTTACAATAAAGAAAATAAAAACAGATGGAACAGAAGAAGATCTATTTGACTTAGATATAATTGATTTTGAAAATGATAATGTAATAAGAATACCAAAAAACAAAACGTGTGAAATTAGATTAAAAGCAGACAATATAATAGAAAATGCTAAACTAACTATATTACCTCAATATAAAAGCGTATAGGAGGAAAACATGAAAATCAAGTATAATGGAAAAGAATATGCAGCAGAATATAATAGTCAGACAGGATACTACGAAATAAACTTAAATGCTCCCAATACGGGTGGAATTTACAATACAGAAGTTGAATTTACAGATTTACTTGAACAAAAATATGTAGAACAGAAAGTAGTACAAGTATTAGCAAAAGAAAAAATTAAAAATAAAAATGGAACAACATTTATGTGGGTATTTGATGGCAATGATTTTAAAATAAAGGGAATTATGGAATTAAGTGACTATGAAATATCTATTGATGAAGAAACTAATTCAAATACTATTATAAATGTGTTAAAAAACATACAAGCCAAAAAAGACGATATTGTTGCTATAAAAAAAGAAAATGAAGTAGTGTATTGGGGAATTGTTAAAAAAGTAGAAAACGAAGATGGGAAAACATTATATAAATACACATTGAAATACATTACTAATATGTTTGACCAGAAAGTTATTCTAAAGAATGAAGATATAATAAAAACAACAGGAATAGAAGATTTTATAGAGAAAACAATTAAAGAAAATTTTACAAACAATACAGATACTTTCTTGAATAAGACATATTTAAAGATAGTAGTAAAAACACATACTAAAATACAGACAACAGTGGATAATGTTCAAAATGGTATTTACAATTTACATACATGGATAACAAATTGTACACAGAGATATAATATTGTGTACAA